CTATTGTTGCTTTTTCAGTAGCAACTACTGCCTCTGGCGTATTAAATAAATTCATAAACCAATCTCTAATTGATTGCCAAACCGAAGACAACCATTCAGTAAATCTGCTGGGTAATTTGGCAAACCAATCACCGATTGCCAAAAGCCAATCACCTAATCCTGTCACTATTAAATTATAAGTGCTAGATATCCATTCAGCGACAGCTGTTGTCCAGCCCACCATCCATTTAGCTATTTTTCCAGGCATTAATGTAAACCAGTTACCAATAGCCAAAAGCCAGTTTCCTAGTCCTGTTATTATCGATTTATAAGTATTAATCATCCATTCAGCAATAGCCGTTGTCCAACCTACCATCCATTCAGCTATTTTTCCAGGCATTTGCATAAACCAATTACCAATCATAAGAAATAAATCACCTAAATAATCTTCCATCTTTATATATGTTCGACTAAATACATCTGCTAATATAAGAAACCACTCTGTCCAACTTTCTTTAACATATGTCCAAAGTAATAAATACATCTTAGCTACTCCTTTTCCAAGATTTTTTCCTAGTTTAATCCAATTAATATTAAACATATCTTCAAAGGTCTCTTTTATCTTTTCTTTCCATTCATCTACAATAAATAAAATTCTTTCTATAATTTTTCCAATTTTTTTACGTAAATTATCAAAGAATCCAATAACTGCTTCAATTTCTCTTTTAATTTCTTTACGTAAATCATTAAAAAATCCAATAACCGCTGCAATCTTTCTTTTAATGAAATTCGTTCCTTCTTGAAAATAATTTTTTATTCCATCCCAAATTTTACCTAAAAAAGCTTTTACCTTATCCCAGTTCTTATATAACAATACTCCTGCAGCAATTAATAATCCAATTGCAATAATAATAAGTCCAATCGGTCCTGTTGCAAAAGTAAAAGCAGCTCCAAGAAAAGGTAATGCCAATGTTAACTGTCCAATTATTATTAAGACGGGTCCAAGTGCGGCAAGTAAACCTGCAAAAATCACTATAGTTTTTTGCATTGTAGGAGATAGATTGCTAAACCAATCTGCGGCTCCTTTTAACTTTCCCATTAACTTTGTAAGCATAGGAACTACATTTTCCGCAAGAACATCTCCAATAGAAATTGCAGAATCTTTTAACATTCCCATCATTTGTTTCATCTTGAATCCAGGACCTTTTGCCATATCTTCAAATAAAGCATTTGTTTTACCTTGAGTATTTCCTACTAACTTTAATGCTTCCGTATAATCATCAGCACTTTCTCCTATCAATGGAAATAATGCTTGTAATGCTCTTACATTCCCAAATAACTCTCCCATCTTTTCTGCGCTCCCTCCTGTTTCGTCTTTTAATCTTTCCAATACCCCTGTAAATCCAAAAGCTGCAACAGCTCCTTGTGCAGAAGCTTCTGTCATATTATCATTTTCATCAGCCCATTTTTTATAGAGGTCTTTTAATGCTGGACCTGCTTTAATCATTTGAGTCATTACTGCCCTTATAGATGTTGCGGCAATACTAGTAGAACCAGCAGTTTTAGTTACTGTGGCTAAAGCGGCACCCACTTCATCCATTGAAACCCCTAATGCACCAGCAGAAGTAGCGGCCATAGGAAACGATGTTGCTAATTCTTCAAATGTAAGTAAACCAGCATCTACTATTCCAAACATTTTATCCATTACCTCTCCTGCTTTATCTCCTGAATAACCAAAGACATTTAATGCTTTTGCAACAGCTAAAGTAACTGAATTTACATCAGTTAATCCTGCGGCAGCACCTTTTGCTGTCATTCCAACAACTCTTAATGCTTCTTCTCCCCTAAACCCTGCTGAGGCCGCAGTATACAAACCCTCAGCAATCTCGTTGAAATCTTTCCCAGTCGAAATGGCTAACTTTCTAGCATCTTTCTTCATGGTATCAAAAGCTTCGCCATTTAACTTCATCATCTGGTTTGCCGCTCTCATTTGAGTATCAAAATCAGCAGCAGTTTTCAAACTTAAAGCACCCACTGCAACCATTGGCGCAGTTACTTTCATGGTCATTGACTTTCCAAGTTGGGTCATGCTTTTCCCAAGTGCTTGTGTTTTAGATTGTAGATTGGTAAAAACCCCCTTAGTATTATCTACCGCGGAAATTATTACTTTTAATTGATTGTCTGTAAACATTTTCTGTTCTTTTACTTGGTTTTTTTAGCTTCTTCTGCTAATTTTTTCAAGCAAAAATTAATGAATGCTAAGCTAGTTTGGTCAACTTCTCTTTCTGTCCACCCGAATTTACGACAAAGTAAGTACTTTGTCTGCCATATATCTTTTATTCTATTTTTTTTTTAACACCTGAAATCTCTTGAGCACTAAAATCTGTTTGAGATAAAAGAAAAGTAATCATTTCAACTGTAAAAGTTTTAATGGTTTCTCCATCTATTGGTAATTTTTCATTTTTCTCATTTGTTAGATTCCAATCCTTAATCAAATAAGAAAGTGCTAATCTTCCTTTGGCGATATCAGAACCTTCTGCCTCATAGAGTTTTTCTAATTCACCCCAAAGTAGAGTATTCCAAATCTTGACTTCACTTCCTTCTAATCCAGAAATTGAAACTGTTTTTAGTGTTCGTGGGTCTTTATATATAGTCATACTTATATATTATTAACTAAACTAATTATTTTTCGACCTTTACTATTCTTCTTAAGGAGCAGTAGTAGTAGTTGACGATGAAGTCGAACTAGAAGTACTTGAACTCGTTGACGAACTTGTTGAACTTGTAGGATATGTCGTAGCATTAGTATTCTGTAAATCCATTGTTGACCATAATCTAGTATTAGCTAAATCATACATCACTTCAAAATTAATAGTTTGAGTACTAATATCTCCTAATCCTCTTGATGGTTCCCATTCAAAAAAATGAACTTTAGGGAATACTAAATCAAGATAAGCATATTGAGTAGCACCTATTAATTGTGTTCCAGTTAATCTTATCTGCATTGCTCTAAGAGTATTATTTATCATATAATCCCTCCAAGTATTATCCTCGTAATTCAATTCTAAACTACCTGTAATCTTAATTCCTTTATTAAGTATATCTTCTGGATTTATACTTCCGAGAACATCTATCTTTTCTGCACCTTTTTCAATAGTCAAGGTTAAACTTTTAAGATTAACTGTTGAAGCGGCATCTATCCCATCAGCTGTTCCTGCAACTTTGAAAGCTAAATCTCTTCAATAAATCTGTGGTCTGTTGAGTAACTTGGGCTAGGTGTGGGTGTTTCTGTAGTTGAAGCTTTCGACATAAAGTTAGCAGTATATCTTACATAATCTTCTGGTACTATATTGAGTGTTAAAGAATTTAACATAGATAAACAGAATTTAATTGCAGTATTCACTGGGGCTTTTACGCGAATAGTTAAACTATCGTGAGTAACGTCATTTTCGAGAGTATATACATATTTGTAAACTCCTGTTTCAACAGTTACTGGTTCAGCAACCGTTCCTACCATAGCTAAAAGTATTAATCCAAAAGAATTAACGTTTAGCTCTCCCTCTAAATCTCCTTCTGCCCATTGTTTTACAACTTGAGCGGTCATTGGAGCATCGGTTATATTCCCATAGCTACCAGTTACGAAAGCTTTTTCAATTTTGTTTTCGAAACTGATTGTAGTTTTAGGAATCCAGAAATCGGTTTCTTCGCACTCGCCTCTTGGCCATTCTCGTGCTATACCGACCTCTACTTGTCTTCCTGTTATTTTAGGCATTGTTTTGTGTTAAAGCATTCCCTTAAATTTTTGTTTAAGGTTAAACTTTAATGTTAATTAATTTTCCGACCTTTATTTTTTCCATATTTTAATTTTATTATGTTATATCAAAACTGATAACTACTCTTATCTCTAATTCTCCTACTACGTGTTTTGTATCTGATTCTGTATAAATATCTGATAACAATGGATAACATATAATTACAGTTTCATTACTATTAGCAGTATCTAGGGCAGCTTGTAATCCATCTAGCTTATCGTCTTTATCAAAAGATTTTATTACATCATCAACAACTCCTTCAATTATTTTTCTTGCATTACTTTCTCCTTGACTTTCTATTTCCTGTAAAAGAAAAACTGTAAAGATATAATTTCTTTTATTGTGAATTGTTGTTTCAAATTCTCCTTCATTTCTAGTAGACGTAATCATTGCCGCGGGAAATCCATCAAAGTTTTCTGACGGATAATCTTTAATTTCCTGTATAGAATCTATTGTTCCTAATTTTGCTTCAATTTTATCTCTTATTACTGAAAACATATTTTTTATAATTTAACTTCTCTCTACTGTTATTTTAAGAGCATCTTTAAAATATCTGTGTATTTTAGGAGTTGCTCTTTTTGCTCCTTCTTTTAAAAATTGTCTAACTGTTCCTGCCATTTTAGGATTTATTCTTAATGGCCATCTTTTTGTTCCTTCGTGTACAAAAATAGCATATTTTGTTGTAGGAGAAATAACTGCTTCTAAATTAGAAATTCTTTTTCTTATACTACTTCTCAAACGACCAGTATCAACAGGGGTAATCGGTTTAGTTTCTCTTTCAATTTCGTAAGCAGATTTCAAAATAGCTTTATTTAATTCTGTCTTTAGTATTGGAGAAAATTTATTAAATTTGCTATTAAGCTTATCTAACCCATCTATGCGAATATTAATAGACATATGTTTATTTTAACCTTTCTATAACTATTTCTAGATGTTCAAAATTACCTAAGTTTGCTGGAATGCTAACTCCTTTTACTCTGTATTCATTTCCGGTTGAAGTATCTTTAATCCTATCTCCCTTTCTAATATCATCATTTATTTCAGCGTATAATCTAAAAGTTTTTCCTATTGAACCTCCTATCGCAACTGTAGCTACATCAGACATTCTTTGAATACAAACATCAAGGGTTATTGTAGAAGCATAACTTGTTTTATCTCCTGAAACAGGGTCTAGTCTTGAAACAATTATTTGATTTGTCAATAAATTTAAAAATGTCATTTTTTTGATTTCTTTATAATATCATCATTATAGTTAAACCTCAATCTTTCTATATTGGTCTAATATTTGGTTTAAGCTTAAATGGTTAGCCATCTTACCGATATCTTGAAAAGTCACGTCATATTCTCCTAATCTTTCTTTCTTGATTTCTCCGACTGTGCTTAGATTTTTTTCTTCTATAAATCCAGATACAATTTTTGTAGCAACCATTTTAATATCATTTGGAACAGCTTCTGCATATCCAAAATTCCCAGTTACTTTAACATTTTGTCGACCCCTTAAAAATATTGGGATTGGAGCATTTTGTCGATTTAAAACAATACTAGTATATGGTCTTACAAAAGGAGTTGTAGAAGAAGGATAGAGATAATATTCAGTTACATCATCTATTGTATAACTGACATCTCCATTTGCGTCAAGAATTTCTACTTTTGTAAGGGTTATTAAATCATTTATTAAAACTTCACTTGTTCCATCTCCATCGTAGAGTTTTGAAACTCCTGTCGTTTTTGCAAACGTTCTTCCTGTATATTTCTCAATGTAACTTTCTGCCGCTGCAATCCAATTTGCTATTACAGTATCAAAAGTTGCTGATATTGTTATCATTAGGTAGTTTTGTATATCGCTTTTTAATATATAAGACATATTTTTAATTTAATTTATTATTATGGGCATCTTCGACTAATCTTTGAATAAACACCCGTTTTACAACTATAAGGTGAATCTTTTTTACTATAAGGAGAAGTTTTAGGACAGTAGGGACTTATTTCTAAAGAAACAGTTGATGTCGAACTACTTGTGGAACTACTTGTGCTACTTGAAGTTGACGAACTCGTGCTTGTAGAAGTTGACGAACTCGTGCTACTTGAAGTAGAACTCGTAGAAGATGAGGTTGAACTGCTTGTGCTTGAAGAAGTTGAACTAGATGTTGAACTAGATGTACTCGAGCTTGTTGAACTTGAAGAACTACTTGTAAAACTAGATGTCGAACTAGAAGTCGAACTGCTAGATGAAGTTGTACTAGTATATTCACTATATGATGCTTGTTG